ATCAGCACTTAATAGTGGTGCAAGCGGTTCAGGTATAAACGGTGGCAATGGTGGTGCTAATACTGGTGGTGGTGGTGGTGGTAGTAGTTGGCCAGGAACAGGAGGCACCGGCGGCTCAGGTATTGTAATAATCCGCTACTTAGTCCCCAATATTTCAAGAGGACTTGTCAAAACATTTACAATTTCAGGTAATACATGGACATCTAAAGGTAATATTACAGGATATGATATAAGTTTTGGAAGAGCTATAAAATTATCTGGTAATGGAAATACTATTGTTATTGGTGCTCCTGGATATACTAATAGTAATGAGTATAAAATTACTCCTATTTATGAATATAATTCAAGTGTAATGAATTGGCAAGCTCATAGAACTAATGCTTTAACAGTTTTTGGTCGTGATTTAGCTGTAATTTTGGATGCTTCACAAAATGCGCAAGTTAATGCGCTACGAAACGGTACTATAACTTATTTGGGAGGAAGGAGAAAAACTACTAGTGTTAATGCAAATGGAAAAACAGCAGTCGATTGGGAATGGGTTACAGGAGACGCATGGAATTATACTGCTTTTCCATCAAATCAGCCCGATACTATAACTGAAACTGTTATACATATGTGGTATACTGATGGAGGATGGAATGATATTGGTCTTTCTAATTCATATACAGCAGTTTATATGTATTATATACTTCAACCATTAAATACTGGTCGAGCCTATGTATATGGACATCAAGGAGGAACAACCTGGACCCAATTAGGTCAAACCATTCAAGGAATATCAGGCGGTGATGAATTCGGTTCTAGTGTAGCTATATCAAATGATGGCTCAATAATTTCTATTGGTTCTGACACTAATAGTTCAAATATAGGTCATGTAAGAGTGTTTGCATATGCTAATAATTATTGGAACCAAGTAAGCGCTTCTATTAGTGGTAAAACAACAACTTCTAGAGCAGGAATACACGCGTTATCAGGTGACGGGACAACCCTAATTCAAAGCAACAATACTTACAATAGCGTATATGGAATAAACAAAACATTAGCAGTAAATAGTCCGATGACAACAATAAGCGGTAATTTAATTGTAATGGGTAATATTAGCGTTAATTCATTAGATATATCAACAAATCATGTATATTCAAGCAATGGTTATAGTTATAAAATGTTTAACTCTGACATAAGTAGTGCAATTATGAAAGAATATTACAGCGATGTAACGTCGTCAAGGCATTTAAAGGTTCAAATTAGGGGTGATGGTAATATAACAAACAGAAATAATTCGTATAGAGCATTAAGTGATAGCAGATTAAAAGAAAATATTGTTACTAGTGGTCCCAAATTAGACGATTTGTTAAAAGTTAGAGTGGTTGATTATACTATGAAAGGATCATCTAATAATAAATATATTGGGGTGTTGGCTCAAGAATTAGAAGGCCACTTTCCTAATTTGGTAACCGAATTAGAACCAAGTCCGAAAGACATACAAGAAGGTAGAACGCTTAAGTATAAGGCGGTTAATTATAGCAGTTTTGATGCAATATTAATCAAATCTTTACAAGAGCAAAATGCTATGCTTAAAAATATTACACGCAGAATAGAAACACTAGAAGAAGCATTAGAAGAATAATTATAACATATTTTTATGTAATATATAACATATTTTAGGAGATTAAAATATGTTAAAATAAGAGCACTACGATGTAGCTATTATCATTCTTTTTCAGTCAATTGCTCGGCTAATTGCTCTGCTAGTTCTTTTTGACGCTCTAAGATTTGCGAAAGACCGTGATCATTATTTTCTTGTTTTCCAACAATAACGTCCTCGGCCTCAAATAACTCTTTACGTAAATCAGCAGTAGACACATCATCGCCATCGCCATCACCAAATAGTAAATTCTTTCCAGGAATATCCATTCTATCCGCATTTATAAGGTTTCCTTCTTCGTCAATTGTTTGCATTAGTTTATTTCCTTCTTTTTGAGCTTTAGCAATATTTTCTTGGATGGCCTTTTTCTTGCTTTCTTTTACGCGCTCTTTAAATTGCTCTTTAGAGATCTCATCGTTTTTCTTTTTTTGCGCCATTAAGTCATTTAAGTCTTTCTCCAAATATTCAACACGACCGGTTTTATATGCTTCAGGGTGGAAAGGCATCCATATTCCAACTCCTCCAACATATACGTCATGATTAGGGTCAGCATCTCTCAAAATTTTGCACCGCATTTCTGCTTCTTCTTGGGATCCAAATACACCGCGTACTTTAATGCCTCGCGTATTTGTTTGAAAACTATGTAGTTTATTATATTCTCTTTGAAGGTCTTCTTCTTTACTATCTAAAAATGACTTATATTCGTCGTCAATGCTTGTCAAAAATAATTTATCTTTTTCCTCTTCGACAAATTCTTCCATGTCTTTAGTGAGTTTATTAAAATCTAAATTATATTTGTAAGATAAAAAATTTAGGAATTGTGTATATTTTTCGAATGTTTTTTTAAATTCAAAATTGGTCAAGAATTTCTCGAAATAAAATAAATTCTTATTTTTAATATGGTCTTCGGGAGATATGAAACTTAGGCATACATATTTTTGTCCGCTCATGGGTTTGTCTTCGTCTAATAGGTCAACATATTCTTTGTTTTCTGACTTGTTTTCTGACTTGTCTACTGATTTAGATTTAGCAGATTTTTTGGTTGACATGTATTATATAAATGTATTATTAATATAATTTTAAGTATTTATTTTATTAATATAAATTTTTTTATATAATTTACAAAAATATATTAAAAAGCAATATTTAGCATTATTTGCTATTATTTGCTATTATTTGCTATTATTTGCTATTATTTGCTATTATTTGGCAATAGTTGCTAATATTTAGCAATATTTAGCATTATTAATATAAAATCAATAGTTTAGCATTATTTAGCAATATTTAGCAATATTTATATAAAATTAATAATTTAGCATTATTTTTATTTAATTTTTATTTAATGTTTAAATTAAATAAAATTAAGTAAATATTTATATTTTTTTCTTGTTTATTAATATAAAACAAACATGAATTTCAATATGGGAGAAATAGTAAAAAGAGCTATTAAATATTTAGTGGAAGGCTTAATGGTTGCAATTGTTGCTTTTGTTATTCCTCAAAAACCATTAAAGATAGAAGAAATTGCCATAATCGCGTTAATGGCTGCCGCAACATTCTCTATATTGGACACATTTATCCCAAGCATGGGTGTAAGTGCTAGAAGTGGCGCCGGTTTTGGTATAGGCGCTAACTTAGTCGGATTTCCGGCCATGGGTTAAATTAGTTAGTACATCACGTTAAGCTTCTGCTTTTGTCTTTAAATTGTTTTTAATAATATTTAGAAAGCAATAACACTTTAATAATTTTTATTATATTGTTTATATTAATAATATTAATAATATAATAGTATGAAAGAAAATAAACCAACATTAGGTATATTAGCAACTCCTTATATAAATGAAAAACATAAGACATCTAGAGAGATTATATTTGATAAAACTTTAATAAGGCTATTAAAGAAGCTACATATTAATTATAGTATTATATATTATAATACTGCAAAATCGCAATACGACGAATTACTTAATAGCTTAGATGGGTTAATATTTCCAGGCGGTCAAATAGGTAATTTCTATAATAATGATTTTTATAAGGCCTATTATAAAATACAAAAATATTTAATGAAAAGAGCAACATCTATAAATATGTATTATAGACCATTTCCTATATTGGGTATTTGTAATGGTTATGAAAACATGATCTTAATAGCGAAAAATTATAATATTACAAAAAACAACATAAAGAACACATTTATAAATGTATCTAGTTATAAAAATTATAAGGCGGCTCCATTATTTAGTAATAAACATGGATCATGTGGTATAAATAAAACCAAAAAGAAAATAATACATAATAATTCGTTAGCACTAGACCCTAAAAAAATTATACCACACTACAAAATAGTGGCAACAAGTTATGATAAGTATAATAAAGAATTTATAGAAATAGTAAAACATGAGAAGTATCCTTATTATGGATTTCAAGGGCATCCTGAAGTATACAATCATGATCTAATGCATGCTTTTTTTGAAGATGTTAAAGCTAGTTTTAGCAAAAGAATTGCTTATAAGACTAATAATATAAAATCCAAGTATAGTATTAAAAATATTAAAAAGGTTAAAAAAAATAAAAATAAAACTATGAAATTGAGAGTCTTGAATAGTCACTTTACTTTATAAAATGATTAAAAAACATGAATACAATCTTTAAAAAGGAGAGTCTACAAACACATTTTTTAATTTATAAAATGGTTAAAAATCATGAATACAATCTTTAAAAAGGAGAGTCTACAAACACATTTTTTAATTTATAAAATGATTAAAAAACATGAATACAATCTTTAAAAAAGGAGAGTCTACAAACACATTTTTAATTTATAAAATGGTTAAAAATCATGAATACAATCTTTAAAAAGGAGAGTCTACAAATACATTTTTAATTTATGTAAAAGTAGTTTCTAGGTCTGGCTATAAATTTATTACTGCGTTTATTAGACTGTTTCTTTCTTTTACTTTTAGTTTCGCTTTTATTTTTGCTTTTAGTTTCGCTTTTCCTTTTAGTTTCATTTTTTGCTTTAGTTTTCCTTTTCGCTTTAGTTTTGGTTTCATTTTTTGTTTCAGATTTAATTAAGCGTATGCTTTTAGTAAAATTGTCGCTATTTGAAATTGCAGAACTGGTAAAAGCATCTTTTGGTATATATCTAAAAAAATTAGTAGTATATAATTTTGAACTACGAGAGATTGTATTGTCTTTAACTTGCGAATATATTTTTGATTTTTCTTCTCTCATGTCTTCTAATGTTTGTTGCTTACCATAACATGTAACACTAAACCGTTTCAATAAACCTTTTTGCTGCAGACGATTGTTAAGTTGGACTTTGAATAAATATTCGGCAATACACAATAATCTATTTTCATCATAATATGGCCTATTAGCATAAATAAATATTAAGTAAAAGCTCAATATTGTGTCTATTGTAGCCACTTTTATTTTTTGTCCATCAATAACTATTATATTATAGCTATGGCATGCAGTTGATTTATAAATAAAAGCTATTACATCCTTATTTACAACAATTTCATAATGAATGTCTATATATTCGCCAATAGGCGGCTTTTTATTAATGCTTACATTTGTAAAACCCTCATAATTCAATTGCTCTTTTAATATTTTAGCACTTGTTTCGGGGTCCTCACTTATAACATCAAAATCCGGAATATTTGCAGCTTGTTTCTTTTCTTTATATGGCATATATTTACTATATAGCGCACTTGCATAACCACCAAAGAAAACCAAACCTTGATTTATAAAACAACTTCTAGAGATCTCATAAATTTGGTTTTGTTCGTTGTTATTTCCCTCAAATCGTCTCTGAAAGTCTTTATGTTTACAAGATAGCCCGCGAAGAGGAAAATTATTATTTAACAATATAATACGTTTTAGAACTTTTTCCCATCGCGACACGTCACCCATTGGCCGTGAAAGCTCTTGATACATAGCCATTCGCAAAAAATTAGGAGGGCAATAATTAATGGCATTAATTTTAATAGCCTTTTTGTATATATTATTAAATAGATTGCTGTCCATGTATGTGATGTCCGCAATAGGAATAAAATTCACATACACTTTATATGTGCCACTATGAACACCTGACTTTGCTTCAACTTCTTCGTAGCCAGCTTTATAATAAATATTTGCTAAATCTCTCGAATAGTCCATGGCATATGGCGAAAAAAAGTCATAATCCGGTATTTCAATATCTTTATTATAAAATCTGTATTGTTCTGGCAATATATTATTTATAGCTGTCCCCCCATAACACAGTGTTTTGTGTGTCCTTAAGAAATGTTCTAATATGCCTATTATTTTTTTAATAGTTTCTGATTGGGCAAGTTTAATACCGCTAAGCTCAGTAGCATTATCCACCGCGTCTCTCAATATTTGTAATTCTTTTTCTTCAAATGTTTCTGCCATATATTTGTTTATACTTTAATATAAACAAATATAAAAATGTATATTTACAACATTTATAATTATTGTAAATAATTATATATAACAAAACAATATAATAACAATATTATAATATAATGTAGACATTATTGATCAAATAATGAGACATTATTGATCAAAGATCGAAACATTATTATAATCAAGAGTTGCGTCATATACTATTGGTTCTGGCACATCAACATTTAATAAAGTGCTCTTCTTTTTAATCCAAGAAAAGTTTTTTTGTAATTTAAACAATCCATTATATCCAAGTATGTTATTATCTATATTTTGATGTTTCATACATATTGCCTGACATCCAGTATCAAACGATAATGTAGTGTCAAAATTTATTATTGAATTATCTAAATTAGGCAATACTATTACAAATTTAGACTTTGTGGTTGCTATAAATTGCGCAGAACCTTTTTTGGAAACAATTTGATTATACCTATATGTATGACAATATGTTCCTTTTGCTTTTAAGTTAATATAGCTATTCAAGTTCTGTAAATCTGTTGTTGTTGTAATGATGCTAGGTTGCGGATTAAAGTCACATATAATAATTAATTTTTGATATAAGTCTTCCATTTTAGTATTTAAAAGGTTCATATCTTTTTTAGTGGAACATGTGAATGACTGATTAGAGCTATGCAAATGTCTTTTAATTAAGTCTCCCATAGTCTTAAGCATAGGCACATTTGTGCTCATAACTCTAAAATTTAATATTAAGGGGTCGTTTGCGCAATTTGTTGATAATGGATTAAAACCTTTTTCTTTAATTGTAATTAGTACTTCTTCTAATAAAAGCGAATTATAAGTTTCTTTGATATAATTATTTTCAGCGGTTGACGACGCAACAATAGGCTCATTATTATATGAATATATCTCAAAATCTAAAAATCGGCACCCATTAGCAATTGCTTTTTCTAAAGCACATAAGGCCACAAAATTGTTTTTGTAGCCATCCCCACAGCAACAATTATAAGCACTTTTGACATGATAATTTATTAATTTGCAAGAAGATCCATCAAATAAACCTCTAGCGTCGGGTTTTAACGTTGTTTGTGAGCTAAAATAGGAAGTATTTGTTAATGTTGGCCAATATCTTGCTAATTTATCGCACGACCGTTCTTTTAAACCTAGTCTATTTGCAACCCAGCTAAATAGAATTAGTAATATAAATATAATTATTACTAATGTTATATAAAAATATTGATTACTATCTAAATCCATTAATCGAGAAGACATATTATATTATTTTATATAATATATTATATAAAATTTATGTTAAATTTTAATTTAAAAATAGAGATTATAACATAAATAAATATAATATATTATATTAATTAATATAATATATTATAATATGGCAGGAGGATTATTAAATTTAATAGCATTAGGAAATCAAAATATAATTTTGACAGGCAATCCTACCAATACCTTTTTTAAATCCGCATATTATAAGTATACTAATTTTGGATTACAAAAATTTAGAATAGACCAAACCGGGCAAATGGAATTAGATATAACTAAAAGCTCTAGCTATAGTTTTAAAATACAGCGTTACGGCGATTTATTAATGGATACTTATTTAGTTGTAAAATTGCCGAAAATATATAGTCCAATATTGAAATATACTACTACGTCTACGTCTAGTTCTGGTATTACTTCTAGTGTTAGCGAATATAGGCCATATGAGTTTAAGTGGATAAAGCATATTGGATGTCAAATTATTGAAAGCGTCAATATAACTATAAACGGTTCAATAATTCAAAAATTTAGCGGGCATTACTTACAAAATATTGTAGAGCGTGATTATGATGCGCACAAGAAAGGGCTATTTGATATTATGACTGGGCATATTGATGAGTTAAACGATCCGGCAAATTTTAATAATAGAAATAATAATTATCCAAGTGTATACAAAGACAGTGCTTCCGATATAAGCGGAATAGAACCCTCAATTCGTGAATATAGTTTATATATACCAATAAATTCATGGTTTACAATGTCTTCAATAATGGCATTTCCATTGGTTTGTTTACAATATAGCGAATTAGTGATTAATTTCACATTAAGACCATTACAAGAGTTATTTACAATAAAAGACGTATTATATAGTAATCCAAGAAATAGTATACCATATAATAATTATCCGCAAATACAAGCAAATCAAAACATAATAGATTACCAATTTAAAAGGTTTATTAATCCTCCGCCGCTAAGTGAAATAGTAAAAAATGTTGATAGCTATCAAGATTTAACGTCACGAATAAACAGTGACATTCATTTAATATGTACGCAATGTTTTTTAGGAGAAGAAGAGCGAATATATTTTGCGCAAAACAGCCAAAGTTATTTAATTCGCGAAGTTAATGAATACGCGTTTGAGAAAGTAATTAAGTCAAGTAAAATAAAGTTGGAGTCCAACGGATTAATAAAAAATTGGATGTGGTATTTTCAAAGAAGCGACATAAAAGAGCGCAATGAGTGGTCTAATTATACAAATTGGTTGTATGAAAATAAGATCCCAAATGATTTACAAAAATTATATGTTACTAATCATAAATATTATAGTCCATTATTTAGTTATAGCTCCGATATTTCAAGAAATATTTATATTACCGGCAACAGTCCGTCTGCAACTGAACAAACCAATCAATGCGAAATATTGAAAAACTTTGCTATAATTTGTGATGGTAAATACAGAGAATATGATTTTGATAGCTCAATATTTAGTAAATTGGAAAAGTATGGTAAATCTAGCGGATCGTGTTCAAAGGTGGGTTTATATTGTTATAATTTTGGGTTAACAAGTGATCCGTTTAAGCAGCAGCCTAATGGAGCATTTAATACTAATTTTTTCAAAACGATCGAATTTGAATATAATAATTATAGTAATCCGCCGTTAGATGCGAGTGCTGCTTTTGCTACTATATGTGACCCGCTAACCGGGGTAGTAATTGGAATTACTAAAGATCCTACAAATATTTATAAATATTATTATAATTTATATGTTATTGAAGAAAAATATAATTTATTAGTATTTCAAAACGGGCTTGCGGGGCTAATGTGGCAGCGCTAACATGGCAATGCTAATGTGGCAGCGCTAACATGAGCGAAATTATCATAGCATAATTATATATAGTAAAACATATATAAAGAATTAATTATAATATTGTTTTAGGCACCTTACGAGTGCCTAGTCCATGCTTTTTCTTAGCTTGATTTGCCAATTTCAAAGCCTTAGAATTATGTGAGCAACCGGACTTTAATATGCTATAATCAACTGCCGCCGCTTTTCCGCCACTTATTGAGCTCGCTAGGCGGGCTAATCCCCAACTATGTGCCGTTTGGTTGGGTCTTGACCCAGAAGAATAATACGCACCTTGTCCTTTTTTCACAATTTTGCGTAGCGAATTTATAGAGCATCCCGTCTTTCTAGAGAGATTGGCATTTATAGAGAGATTGGCTAATTTATATATACGCTCCGCTTTTAATATGTGCTTTGATTTTTTGGATTTATATGATTTAACCTTTTTACGTGTAATATAAATATGCTTCTTATAAGCATTTCGCGATCTCTTAAGCTGTCTAAGTTGCCGTTTTCTGTCTCTAAGACTAAGTCGTTTAGGCAAATATTTTATAGGTATATGCGTAGGCATAATAGTGCTATAATAGTGCTATAAAATATGTCTATAAAATATATTTTATTTTATTATCTTTATATATCTTTATTATATATATAAAAATGAAAGAAACACTAATTAAATTTGAAAAAAGCAAAATTAGTGGTAAAAAATATACTGCATATATTCAAAATAAAGCAACAAAAAAAATACGCAAAATACATTTTGGTGCTTCGGACTATGAACAATACAAAGATAGAACTCCTCTTAAACTATATTCGCATAAAAACCATAATAATCGCAAACGCATGCAAAACTATTTTAATAGACATTCAGGAACCAAAAAACGAGGATCGGCTATTGCACTCGAAAAAAGAAAATCGCGCGGTTATTATAATGCAAAAATTTTAAGTCATGTTTATTTATGGTAAAACAATAATTCTAATATTTAATAATAATTCTAATAATTTATGAATATATAAAATATGATTTTAGAATTTTTTACGGAATTTATAGGCACTTTTATTTTCTTAGGAGTAATATTAAAAACAGGTAACCCTTTAGCAATTGGTATTGCCCTTGCATCCGTTATTTATTTTGGCGGTAAAGTATCAGGCGGTAATTTTAATCCCGCAGTAAGTTTTATGATGTTGTTGTCTAACAAAATGGACATACTCAAATTTATAGCATTTGTAATTGCGCAATTATTAGGAGCAAGCGCAGCCTTTATTTTTCATAGCTATACAAAATAGACTACATACTTATCTATAAAAAATATTTAAATATATAAAAAATGTATTTAAATATATAAAATATTTAGAAACGCGGGCTCTCATAATATGCTTCAGGACCGCAATATTCAAAATTAGAATTACCTAAAACACTTGGACTACAAGGATAAACATTATTGGTGTCTTTGCTATATGTGAAAAAGGTGGCTTGTTTTGTTTCAAGACTGTTGTTATCAAATACTAATTGTTGATTATAACTGTGCTCTCGTGGTCCTGTCAAATTTCGTATTTGTTTATCGTAAAAACTATTGATAGCATTTAAATAAGAGCTTATTACACTAACCGGCGCATTTCCGGAGGATGGAACTATTTCTAATCTTCGTAACTCCATTTCTAAATCATTATTACTTGGATATCCAGTTGTTTGCATAGTCCCCAAAGCATTATAAGAAGCTTCGCCAAGCCCACCTAAAGAAACGGGTCGGCCAGCAGTTCCAAAATAATCATTATTGCTAAACTCGGCTAATTGCGCGCTAGTAAATGAGGAGCTAATATCATTTTTTTTTTCACCCATGCAATTAAAAAACTGCTCTGAATTTAATAAATATTGAGTAGTGCTTAATGCGCTACCACTATATGGTGTATAGTTAATATTAGGCATCTTGTCATTATTAACTAATTTATAATCAAATCTTCTGCTGTCTTGTAATAAGCCTGTAACTTTAAAAGCATCTTCAAACCTAGTTAAAATAGATATAAAGCTAGTATTTTGCGCAGTTGTCAAATCGGACCTGTTTAATTGCCTTTGCAAATTTTCTGTTCTTGCTTTTGATGTTAAATTATCATTCATTTGTGTAAGTGTTAATAGTGCAGCATTTAGTTCTGCTTCATTATAACCATTAAGCATTGCCGCTGTTATGCCTGATGGCAGATTTTTTAATGTATTTCTAAAATTACTAAATGAAACATAATTTATAATGTCAGAAGGCATACTTTTTTGATCACTAAAAATATTAAAGCTAGCTTCAATTTTTGAAAATAACATACCCCGTTTATTAAATAAACGTCCATTTGGATCTAAAGTATTACATGTTCGTGTGGCAGCATTTAAATCTCTTTCATTATAAGATAGCTCAATAATTCCTGCTCTATTTTGTTGGAAATAACTTGTTATAGCCGAGCAATCTGTTATATTGCTTATATTATCTATAATAGCGTTATAATTGAAATTTATATTGCTATTATCGTAAAAAGGGCTTCCTGAGCAGCATCGTACATCATAAATACTTTGATCGATGTTACTATTTGTGAGAGAATTGCGCTGATTTTGCGACGTTATATTGTCAAAAGTACATTTGGGCTCCCACTGGCAAAAAACTTTATCAGTTATTGCATTAGAAATGTCTAAGTTCCATTTATTGCTGGTTCCAATTCGACTATAAGTATAACTTATATCATATAAAGGAACACAATTTGCTGACGTTGGTCTAATCGTGCAATTAGAGCAATCTTTTACATTTGCAAGACCTTCCATAATTCTATAATCGTTATAAAAAACATATAATACATAAATACTTGTAAGTATTATAAATAATATTATTACTATTTTAATATAATTTCTGCTATTATTACTAAGTTTCATAATATTATTAGTATATACTATAATATAGTAATATAAATATATTTATAAAATTTATTATTATGTTTCTAAATAATAATAAATAGCAATTTATACTAATAAATAACATTAAAAAATATACATTCAAATTTTTCCATCTACTAAGTGTGAATTGTATTGATTATTTACAATAATAAATTTTGTATTGTCTGCCAATTCTTCTAAATTAGCACTATTTGTATAAGTGCATGCACTTCTAAGTCCTCCTAAATAATTTTCAACACTGCTTTTTAGTGAGCCTTTATAAGCAACTTTAAGTTCGCGCCCTTCAGAGCTCCTATAATTAGTATTATTATTTGCAGCATAATTATTTTTCATTGCATAAGTCGAGCTCATACCATAAAACGACTTATATTTAGCACCCGTCTTTTCATCGCTAACAATTTGCCCTGGATTTTCATCATGTCCTGCAAATGCTCCACCAATCATTACAAAATCAGCACCTGCGCCGTATGCCTTTACTAGATCACCTGGACAAGTAATGCCGCCATCACTTAAAATAAAAGACTTCTTTAGTTTATGCTCGTCATATTTATAGTATATTTCAAAATTAATGCGATTATATTCTTTACATGCTTGAACACATTCTAACACACAACTAAGCTGCGGCATCCCTATTCCTGTCTGAATTCGCGTAGTACATGCACTTCCTCCACCAATACCGACTTTAATAATGTCCAATTCTAACTCAGTTAATAAGTCTATTCCCTCGCTTGTACATACATTACCAGCTACAATAACTTTTTCGGGATATTCGCTTCTTAATGATTTACAAAAATCTTTAAATTTAGAAATGTAGCCGTTTGCTACATCAACACAAATGAATTTACACTCAAAATTATCTAAAATAACTTTTAAATTACTATAATCGTCGTCACTTATACCCGTTGAAATCATAAAATAGTCAGGATTTAATTTTAAATCACTATTTTCTTTATTATAATCCAGTAAATCTTGCAATTTATGAAATTTATGAAGCGATGTAATAATTTTATAAGTGCTTAATACTTTATATACATCCAATGTTCCAATAGTTGTCATATTTGCTGCAATAATAGGTATTCCTGTCCAAGACACCCCATTTTGAAAAACAATAGTTCGCTCAAGAACAACATCTTTTCTACTGTTTATTTTTGATTTTTTAGGAAGAATTAATACATCTCTAAAATCAAGATATTTATCCATATTATCAAATTTATAACAATAAATATTTTCGCCCATGCTAATACTAGTTATTTAATAGTTAATATGTTTAAATAATTTCAAAATATATTTTATATAGGTTATAATAATTTCAAAATAATTTCAAAATAATTTCAAAATATGTTATATTATGTTTAAATAATTTCAAAATATTATAATATGTTATATTAATATTATATTATGGATCTACCTATATATTCCGATAATCCAATTTTTGGTACTTTACCAAAAACATCAGGAAAGTGTCCTGCCAGATCAGATATATGTAATAATATTACAGGAGGGATTTCTATATTAGATAGTACTTATACAGACATACCTGTATGTAGTAGTGGTACATTTAATTTTACAAATAATATGAACGACGCACCTAATGGTTGTTGTGTTGTTGACGTATCAAATGAACCGTGCAGTGCTTATTTTGCATCAGATATTAAAGAAGACAATAAGTTTTATGATATGGGTATAGATTTAACAGACATAAGCGGAACAAATCGGCGCTCAATATGTCATTCTGCCCCAATTAGAAAAAGAAATTTAGTAATATCCGATGTTGTAATTTTAATCGTAGTTAGTGCTATTATAGTAATTATAACGGCAATTGTTGGCGCGTGTTATGAATTCATTTTTAAATATGGCGAATGCAAAGACTGTATTTACTATAAATCAAATTGTTTTAATAGGAAAAGGCTCAGCGTAATAGATTACATGTTTCCGACTGATTTATGTACGTATCCTTATCAGGAATGCAATAAAACAACCAATGTTTTAACAGGCGGCGGACCAGAAAAGACCGGATTTATGAGCACATATGCAGAATATGCGGCAAACGGAACAAAATGCATCACAGTGCATGATGTTGAAGTGCTGAAACAAAAACCTTTTCCATATAATCTCATTGATTATGCTAATAATAATATTAAGTCAGAATTATTAAGAATGCCTTTTAGAGCATTTGCATTATTTTTTCTCTATACAGTTCTTTTGAGTAGATCACTTATTTCAATATTATTGAAACGTCTTTCTATAACGTATCAACAAACTATTAAACATAATCCAATATTAAGCAATTTTATGTTTTTATGTTTCACGGGAATTTTGTTTAATATTATAGCTAATTATGCAAATATACCGGAATTAAACGGGGCAAATGGTTACATATTATATGTTTTAGTAATGATTGCGGCATTTTCGTTTTCTGTAAGTACTGTGGTTGGTATGTTATTCTTATGGTGGTATCCATCTATGGCGTTCGAAAAATTTTATAGACAATGTGATATTCCTCGTAGTTATTATAAGCTAATGGACTACAAGAGAATGTTTTATTCGGCCTATGAATATAAAGAGAAAAGGCTGCTTTATAGAGTAATTGGTCATATATTTCTGGATATATTATTAATTTTTCCAATAATGATAATGATCGCATTTTCACTTGGTATTGGTTTAATGTCGGCTACAGTAGGATTTCTTTACATAACAGTGTCGTTATTATTTAACATGTTTTTTATACCATTATACAATACTGTGGAATTTTTGGATATTATTAAAAGTCATGGCAATTTATTAACAATATTGTTTTGTGTAACAATATTGGTGGCATCGATTAGTAAATTAAATAATGTAACAACCGGAATTTTGGGCGGATTACTTGCTCTCCTTATTTTATATAAAACATTAAAAATGTAATGTAATTTGGTAAGAAAGTTTATATTATAATATAAAATATAATATAAAATAATATAAAATATAATATATAATACAAAATATGATATATAATATAATATAAAATATAATATATAATATAAAATAATATAATATAAATATAAGAAAATAAGAACTATTATATTTATATTATTATGGGAAAGAAAAAGAGCGGAGACAAAAAAGAACTACCTTTTGTAAGTATATGCACTCCTACATTCAATAGGCGACCTTTTTGGGAATATACAATTAAATGTTTTATGCATCAAAATTATCCAAAAGATAGAATGGAATGGATTATTATTGATGATGGGACAGATAAAATAAAGGATCTGGTTTCTCATATTCCGCAAGTAAAGTATTATGAATATGATGGAAAAATGACATTAGGGAAAAAGCGAAATCTTATGCATGATAAGTCAATTGGCGATATAATTGTGTATATGGATGACGATGATTATTATCCACCCGAGCGCGTTTCGCATGCGGTAAATATGTTAGTAACTCACCCGTCGGCATTATGTGCAGGAGCGAGTGAAATATATATATGGTTCAAGCATATTCAAAAAATGTTTCAATTTGGTCCATATGGTCCAAATCATGCAACAGCCGGGACATTTGCTTTCAAGCGTGAGTTATTAAAAGACCATAGATATGAAGACACTGCATCTTTAGCGGAAGAAAAGGCGTTTTTAAAGAATTACAGTGTTCCTTTTGTTCAATTAGAGCCCAAAAAAACGATTTTAGTATTTTCGCATATTCACAATACATTTGATAAGAAAAAATTATTGGAACAAGGTGAAAACGATTATCAAAAAACATCAACAAGAACCGTAACTGAATTTGTTAAAGACGAGGACATGCGACAATTTTATATGGAAAAAATAGATGGACTATTACAAAATTATCAACCCGGTGATCCGTCAAATAAGCCTGATGTATTAAAGCAAATTAAAGAAATTGAGGAAGAACGTAAAAGTATGGCTATGCAACAAAACGGTGGTCAAGGTCAAATTGTGTTAAATCAAAACGGGCAGCAAATTGTATTAAATAATGAGCAAATAGTTCAAATTATTCAAAAGCAGCAAGAGCAACTGCAGAATTTTGCGAAAATGTTAGAAGAAAAGGATAAGATTATTAGTGGTATTGAGGGGCAATTAGAGGTTTATAAAATCATGAATGAAAAAAATAATTCGATTATTCAACTGTTACAAGAAAAATAAAATGTTTTCTAATATAAATTCTTATATAAATTCAAATATTAATTCTTGTATTAATATATAATATATAATATATAATATATAATATATTATAATATAATATATATTATTTTAATGATTTTAACAAGCATTTGTGCGCCTGCTTTAATTTATATAGGGTTTTCGTTAATTCAAATATTTATAGATATTTATAATAATAGCATTAATGAGGCTTTTTTAAAATTTATATTTATGCTTGTATTTACATTAATAATTAATATATTGTGCGATTTAGGATATGTCGTTATTGCATGGATTGTTGTTTTAATACCAATTATTATGATGACAATTATATCTACCTTATTATTGCAAGTTTTCGGTCTTGATCCTAAAAACAAGCAAATCCAGTCCAGAACACAAAACGCGAGAGATTTGTCGGGAGATTATCTAGAATTAACAGCATCAGAGAAATTAAATCAGCAAAAGTATGCCTATTATTATGATAAATACGAGAAAGAAAAGCGAATTGATAGAGATCAATTACGTTATAAATTTTATGATGACATTGATAAAACATACAAACTGCCTTTTAATTC